GGACCTGAACGCGAGCACCACCCACGCGCAGGAGTCGACGTACCCATAGTCTATGCCGATGACGTGGGACCAGCCCTTGCCGTCCGGGTCGTAGTCCTCGGGCATCGCGTGGACGCCGTTGCGCCCGCGGTCCCACTTGTAGACCATGGCGGACTCGTCCTTAGCCCACAGCCCCTTGCCCTCGCGGATGAAAGCGGGGTCGTCCTCGTCCCACCCGAACTCCTCGCGCAGGCCCGCTAGGTAGCCCACGGGGTCGTTTAGGTGCGGGTTCTGCGTGGCGTCCCAGTGGGCCACGTGCCACCCGCCCCGGGCGCCTGTGGTCGCGTCGTAGAAGTAGCCCACGCAGGACGCGGTAGGCGTGCCGACCATCACGATGGTCCCGTGATAGTCCATCATGCACCAGGTCAGGACCTCCTTGATCAGGTTCTCGAGCAGCGTGGCCCGGAAGCTGCCCGCCTCGTCCACGCCCGCGAGGGGGAACGCCTGCCCGCGAAGCTTCTCGATCTCGTCCGCCTTGTTGGCGCCGACCAGGAATATCTCCGAGCCGTTCGGGGCCACCGCGGTCAGGTCGGACTCCCGGAACTCCAGCTCCAGCCCGAGCTCCTTGCTGACCTCCTTGATGGACTTCCACAGGATGCCCTTCGCGGACTGCCGGGTCAGCGCGATGTACGGGATGCGGCACCCCGGGTATTTCTGCATCGCCTTGAGGGCCAGCAGCAGGAAGCCCCGCGTCTTGCCCGAGCGTCGCCCACAGTGGACCGCTATCCGCTTGTGGCCGCCCGTGAACGCGTCCCGCTGCAGCTGGAACATCAGCGCGTAGGGGTCGCGCCGGTCCTGCTCTTTGCGAGCCCGAGCAGCCGCGACGTACTGCGGCGGGCCCTGCATGCTAGCCGCTGCCGGCCCATTGGAAGCCGCCGGGGGCGGTCACCCACACGCCGCTGTAGGTGATTTCCCGCGTGTCGCGGTCCACGTCCGTGATTATCAGCCGACGGTCCCTGATCGCGCCGTTCACGACGTCAAGCGGGTTGTCATCGCCCGGGATGCCTGTGGGCCCCGGGACGGCCGCGGACAACTCGGCCATCGCCGCCACCGGGGCAGCCGCGACGAGCCCCACGAGCGCGCCTGCGCTGCGGATGAATGATCGGCGGTTCACTTGACCATCTCCGTGAGCCCGCGTGGCTCCCTGTAGCCGGTCGCCCACTCGGCGCCGCTGCCCGCGTACTTCGCGCGCTCGCTGTCGCCCGTGTAGCCGGGGCGCACACGGACCATCTCGCCCCGCCTGAAGTAGCCCGGGACATCGCGATCGGCCGCGACGTACCGCGTGACCGCCCGCCGCCACCGCACCGCCTGCCCGTGGAGTCGCTTGATCATGAGATGCCCACAAACATCGGCTCGTTCGCGCGCATTTCGCGCATCATCCGCAAGTAGTCGCGGTCAGCCTGCCGGTGCCGCGCCCGCCATTCCTCCGCGGTGCGTTCGAGGTCGACCCACGACAGCGGTACAGACGGGATGTGCGTGCGCCATCCCGGGAGTACGGGACGCCGCCATCTGACCGACCGCTGCCCGTGGAGTCGCTTGATCATCGCTAGACCTCCGTAAATGCAAGCCCGGAACGAACGGAGGTCCAACAACGTCCGCCCCGGGCTGCGCGCTCGTGACCATCCCTGATCGTCGGGTCAGCCTACCGCGTCCGCGGGTCGCTTGCTAGCCCGCTTCCGTGGGCCCATCTTCGGCCGTGGCTTGGGTCGCAGGTCCAGCCCGCGGTACGCGCCCGCCGGCAGCTGATAGCCGGATAGGTCGTCCCCGTACTTCTCGCGATGCAGGCGCATGGCGACCGAAAGCACGTTGCCCCAATAGGCGGTCACTCCACAGCCTGCGCGCGGCACACAATGTAGACGTGCCCATCGTCCATCGCCTCGGCCGGCAGCGGGAAGCACACGGCCGTGCTCTCGTCCGGTTCCGCGCTGTAGCGGTCCCGCACGGCGTCCGTGAGGGCATCAGCCGCCACCGGCAGCAGTAGGTCCATCGCGGACTTGGCGACCGGGGGCAGGCTGGCGCAGCCCGCTACGAGCAGGACCCACGCCGCGACCACCGCGCTGAGCGCCCGGTTGCTCATACCCCGTGCCCCTCGGGTGCATCGGGCGGCAGCGTGTCGGCAGCCGCGATGGCCTTCTTCTTCGCAGCCCGCTTAGGCTTCGGGGTAGCCGCGGGCGCGCGCAGGCTCGCGACGAGCTCAGCCAGGCGCTCCTCGTCCGCTCCGGTGCGTCTCATCTCGGCTAGATAGCCCTGTGCGATTTCGAGGTCTTCTGCGCTGAATGCCATCGGTGCTCTCCTGTGGTCCGGGCCAGTCTAGCTACCCATGGGGCCGTACACAAGGCGGGTCAGGCCCTCGTACATCACCACGTGGACGTCCGAGCCTGCCCCCGGAGCCATGATGAGCAGCTTCCGTTCCTTCGCCATATCGACCACCCGGGGCCGATGCGTCTCCGGGTACTTGTCGAGGATGACCCGCTTCTCGTCGCGGATGCCCGTGCCCGGAAGGCTGAATGTCTTCAGGAAGTGAATTTCCTTCACCTCCGGACCATCCTCAGCACGGAAGCGGTCGAGGACAGCCCCGCGGCTCTCCATGTCAGCCTGCAGCGCCTTCAGTTTCCCGAGGTTCTCCGCGGCTACCCGGATGGACTCCTTCTCCTCCTCGCGCAACTTGGCGCGCTCGACCGCGAGCTGCTCGCGCTTGGCTGCCAGGTCGCCCACGGACGCCTGCGGGTCGAGGTCGTCGAGGTCATCGGGGGTCGTCTGTCGCTTGCTTTTGCTCATCGTGGGCTCCTATCGCGGTGATCGCTATCTGGTAGGGGTCGTACTTCATGCCGTGGGCCGCTGCCCACTCCTGCTGCCACCGGGTCACCGGCTGCAGCGTGTAGTGTGATTCGGCGCTCGCGAACTGGCTCAGCAGCCATCGCGCGTTGCCGCTGTTGCGGAAGTTCTTGCGCACATAGACGTAGTGGACCACACCCGGGCCGCTCGTGGCCACCCACCCGACGTAGAAGTCCGTGTTGCCCGCGAAGTGCAGCACCCGCACATCGCAGTTACGGGCCATCCATTCGGCCAGGTCGGGGAAGCTGCGGTGGAACACCTGCTCATCCGCCTTAGCTGACCGCGACCACCTGCGGCGCCACGAGCGGACCCACGAGCTCTTGACGAAGGCGTGGGCGCTCTCGGGCAGGTCGCTGAGCGCGGTGGTCTCGATGTCGGTGCGGTCAGTCATCGTCGCCCGCCTCTAGTCGCTTAGCCCGCAGCACCTCAAGCACGCGCTCCTGGATCTTCGGGTCGCTCGCGAACATCTCGATCACCTCGTCCTCTGTGCTCTCCGCGTACCCGGCCTCGATATGGTCCTGCTCAGCCCCATCGTCTCCGAGTTGCTTCGGGGCCATCCGCGACAGCAGGTAGCGGACCATGCTCGGGTCCTCCTCGGCCATCGCGTGGGCAGCGTCTAGCAGCGTCTCCCCGCGTTGGCCCTGAGCCTTGCGGATGTCCGCCACGAAGGCCGCGTACGGCTCCTGCCCCTGGTCGCCCTTGCGCATCCAATCGAAGTACGTCCGCTCCCCGATGCCGCAGTACCAGCACATGTGCCGGATGGGCATGCCCTTGCCCGCGAGCAGGACCATGGTCGACCGCACATCGTCCGTGAGTGTCAGCCTCATCCGCGGTTATCCCCTATAACCTGTCACATACGCGACGGTATGCGGATAGTTCCCATTAGATGTATCAGCCCTGTTGACAGATTGTCCGCCGCCGGTACCTTGACGAAGCCGGGCGAGGAAAGGCACAAGCGTAGCGCGTACAATCCGCACGCTAGCCGTTCCACCCCGAGCGCCTGTGCGTTGCCCGCTACACATCGCTGGCCTCCGCAGGTTCCCCGCGACTGGCCGCGGCATCCATGTTGACCCCGCAGCTAGTGCAGACCCACGAGTCGCCGCGGCGCTCCGTGTGTAGGTGCAGACACACCGCGGGCTTGGCTTGGAAGTCCGGGTGCTCTCCGCACCACTCCTCGGCCAGGTCGCGGACCGGATGCTGGTAGATGGCATACGGGCGCGTCGGGGCAACCGGGGCGTTCCGGCGGCACTCGCCGAACCCGGCCGCGATCGAGGCGTCCTCCGGGATGGGCTGCATGTACACGCACGTACCGCAGGTCGCCCGGGTCATACGCTGACCAGTCGCGGCTTGTCGCGCATCTTGAGCGTGATCGTCCCCCGCTTGCTGTCCTGCTCGATCACAGGCTCCTCCTCCGCGGGCTTGAGCGCCTTCAGCTCGCTGCCCGCGATCACGATGGCCCGCTCATCGGTGCGGTTCATCAGGGCAGCGTAGATCCAGCCCGCGAACGTGCGCTCACGCTGGAGGGTCTTGTTGAGGCTGCGACAGCCCGGACACTTGCCGCCGCTCATGACTGCTCCTCGGGGATGCCCGCGTCAACCAACCGGCTCTTGATGCTCATCACCATCTCTAGCAGCGCGGTCACCATCGCGGTCTGCTTATCCACCTGTTCGAGCGCGTCCTCGAGCGACTCGCGGGCGACCGCCTGATCCTTGACGACCCCGAGAATCGCCTCGCGTATCCGCAGATGGTCCCTGCGGATGACATCAAGCTCGTTGTTCTCGGCGCTCATGACCCCGGCCGCCAGTCGTCCGCGCTGTCCGCTTCCATTGCGTCCGGGTCTACCTTCGCGAAGATGTGCACCTCCGGCACCAACCGCACGTGTTGCCCGCGGACCACAGTCTGCGCCGTGAACCGGTCCATCAGCACGTGATCGCCCACCGCGTACTTGCACGCGTGATGCTCCCCGTCCGCGAGCACAGCCCCATCGCCATCGACCACGATGCGGCCGTAACGCGCCCACTCCTCGGCGTTCTTCTCGCTCGTCGGGATGAACAGCCCGCC